GCACCACTTAGGGTCAAAGCCCCAGTCATTGTTCCACCTGCGAGGGCGAGCTTCTTATCAAGCTCTACTTTTGTTTTTTGACCCAACTGGGTAAGCAAACTAGACATAATATATATACTTTCTTTTTGAGGTTAATGAATGTGAATAAAGAGTATAAGCTCAGGTTATAACTGTCAAGTAGCCTCGGTTATTAAAATAGCTCCAGCCTCAGTAGTTAAACTGTCTCCGTCTTCCGCAAGTATATGAGTAGCAGTAGGAACCGCACCGCCTAGCTCTACTATTTTCCACTCATCCCCATCGTCAACGGCTATACAAGGACCACCACTGCCGTCACCATCAGTAACGTATATTAAACGTCCTGACGTTCCTGGTTCCGGTAAACTAGATGTTAGGTATGATCCAATTTGCAGAGATTGTGATATATTTACCGAACCACTAATCAAGCCTCCGGACTTATCAAACTTGTTATCAAGCTTGGCTTTAACCTTCTGACCTAATTGTGTAAGTAAACTGCTCATGTTTCGGTGTTATTACTGTAATTACGGAGTAGTTAAAGCAGTCAAGAAATCATCGTAATCTCCGACTTCCTCTTCACGAGCGTCTAAGAAGTAAGGTAAATCGTTCCAAGCAGTCGTCCCGTCACCTATCTTAATTCTGTTGCGTGTAGAATCGATCTCGATTCCTAATTCACCTTCTAAAAGCACGGGGTTGGCTGTGCTCCAGTTAGTGTCAGTATCTCTTCTAAGTTGTATTCTTTTGCTAAAAGTTGCCATTTGTTATGCTCCTCCTCCTTCGTAAACATCTAAGTTATCACTAGCAGTTGCTCCTAAAGAATCGATCTGTGGGTCACTCAACGGTGCATTACCACCACTCAAACCAATGATGTCCGGGTCAGCTGTAATGGAATCTGTCACTGCTTTAGCAGCTGTTGCTGTAGTTACCGCTTCCGTTACACCACCAGCAGCAACCGCACCTAGTGTATTGTACTGAGCAATCAAAGGACTTGGCCTAGCAACACGGGGTCTTCTGTACGGTCTAGTCACTAATTGTTAGGGCTTCTTAAACCCACGCTTCATGTTAGCGTAAGCCTTTGGCGATATAGTTGACTTCTTCTTACTACGACTAATACCGAGTTTCTTTCTTCTGTTAATGTTTGCGTATAATCCTTTTGGCATATCTATTTCCTCATTAGCATTTCCATCATGCGGTCAATCTTATGATTAATTTCTTTGATCGTCGATTCCAACCCGCTCATACGGTTTTCAACGGCGTTATCCCTCTCGCGTTGAGCGGCGAGTTCAACCTCGATCTTTGTCAGGCGTTTCTCGTCGGTATCAAGCCGGTCAGAGAACTTTTTAATCGCCCACCCAATGACGCATATAACGACGGCAAGGGCGGTGTCGAGGAAGTGTGAGAGGGTTTCGGTCATTGATTAAGAAGCGTATGCCATTAGACTTACATTACGTGTACTCCCAAGTCTGTTCTTAACTTTAATCTGACCGTTTTCTAGCCAAAGATTTAAATACCCATCAGTATCCGGATTTGTACCTGTAGTTCCTACAACTATTGAAGGGCCGTCATAAATCACGGAAAGATTAGTTGGATTCCCTATAGGGCCAGCGATGATTGCGTTACACGCTTCATAATTTACGGTAACAAAATACAGACCGTATCCTCTTCCATCTACTCCTACAGCATCAAAAGTTACTGTTTCATCGTCAGCTACTGATTTATGTTGTAAGCCAAGTATGCCCGACACATCAACACCATCCGTATCAGCCATCGCTTGTTTCAGCCTAATAACTTGATTACGACTACCTAAACTACCCTGCCCTGAAAAACTCTCAGCAAAACCTACATTACCTTGACCTGTTAATTGAACATAAGCAACATTACCTGTTACCCCATCGACTACTAAAGGTAAGCCTCCAGCATTCCCATCTGAGCAATTATTTATAAATACTTTATTAGTATTAGCGTTACCTCTAAACCGCATCAACCCTGACGACAGGTTCTCGCAGAAACAGTTATCAATTTTAGCATACTCTGCTCCATCTGTAGCTGTGCTTACATTTGTATCATAATTCACCAGGTATTCCGCATTACCGAAAAGGTTGACATTTCTTACAAATAAAGGACTACCCTTCTGAGTTCCGCTTGGTCTAAATCTTTGTACTCCTGCTGTCAATGTCGTGTTATTAAGTTCAACATTTACACCATTCACAATAAAACCTGATTGTTTTGCATCGTAAGCTGTTGAATTTACAATGATGGTTGGATTAAAATTATGATAACTACAGGTTATATTTGATACCTGACCTGACCCATATTGAAAATCTATTTCAGTATTCCCGTAACCTGTATTGAATCCAGCGTCTCTGAAAAAATAAGAACCTACAATTTTAGCATCTTGTCTTTGTACTTTTATCGACCGTCCCCAACAATTAATAAAACATCCTCCTTTAACAAAACAACTACCTTCAGGTATTTCTGTAGATGTAGGAGGCAATCCAAACAAACGCATACCGTCTTGATCTTGGGTGTATGTATTATCTTCGCTGTAGATGTCTTCAATATGCGGATCGTTAATTACAACGTGTTTAGCCGCTAGTGTTCCCGCAAAGTTTTTAGTAACTGTTATTCCGAAAACTCCTTCCGAACCTGAGATTCCAGCACCTGTAGCCATCTTAACACCTTTAACATAAGGTTGATTTAACACTACTCTTTCAAAACCACCTCGAATTAAAATACCATCACCACCGATAAAAGCTTGGCTAGAACGATAAACATTAACAGTAGAAACCTTATTTAAGGTAGTATTTTTTACATTAGTATTACTTTCATTTCTTATGTGTAATGCTCGATGTGCTTTATTATTAGCGTCTACTTTTAAATCGTTGATTGTAAGGTTGTTATCGTTAATTTGTATAAATACTGCATCTTGTATTACAGAACTTGACTCTAACAAAAGTACAGAATCTTCACCTCTGATATAAATATCATCAGTAGCTGTAAAATCTATAACATCAGAAATGGAATATGTACCTGTAGGAAACACTAATACTTTACCCACGGATGCTGTAAGAGCATTTTTAATAGCCATTCTTGAGTCCGTAGCTCCCGTATTATCAGCTCCGTAATCCAACACGTTTACAACGTCCCCAAACCGATTCTCTAAGCTTCTAGCGGTCGTTGTACCTAATGCAGTTACTTGTGCTTGATTAACCGTAGCAACAGAAGCCGCAGCAGTAGCAACCACACATATCTCAGCAGAGTTAGGAGGTATCGTATTAAATGTAATAGCTGTAGCACCTATCGTGTAGTCAGTATCTGGAACTTGTACAAGACCATCTATCGATACGATGTACGCTTTTGCGTCTGTTGTTTGCGGAGTAAATGAAAGAGTGAAGACGTTATCAGTTCCGTTACCAGTATGTGTAGATTTATAGAACCCAGCTAAGTTGGTATCGGTAAGTGCGATCTGTGTGTCTACGTATCCTTTGTTAACTGCATCTGTAGCAAGTGTACCGTCCGCTAAGTTCTTGATCTGCTTGTTGTTAGCGTTAAAGTTCGTACTACCTTCCAGTTCTTTCAAGCCGGAATCCGCACCTTCAGTAGCTTCTTCAGCTAAGTAACGGTTGTGTAAGTACGCTCTGTCTAACTCAGCCTCTGTTAACACCGATCCGTTCTGGAAGTCTACGAGGTTCGTGTTAGGTGCTGACCTACGTTTTATACGCACTAACTCACCACCAGCAAGAGCAGTTGTTGGATTGCTTAGATTGATGCGTTGAGACGGAGATGTTTCAATGGTGTAGTTTGTAGTGATCGTTTGATCTACACCCTCGATTTCCACAATAACGTGTTCGTCTTCAAGATACGGAAAGTTAAAAGCAAAGTACTGCTGTGCTGCTGTTGCTGTATAGTCTACGTAGGTGTTAGCCATGATGATATATATTATTAATTATTGAGAGAGAAGAGCAAGTACATCTTCACGGGATACACCAGTTTTAAAACGGGTTTTTGCTAATGTTAAAGCTGAGTATTGTTTATCTAACTCAGGAAACTCACGCATCATACGCTTCCTCGCTTCCTTTCTATACTTAGTTAGGATACTGTTTATTTGTGTGATCCTTGGACTCTCCAAACCCGGTTCAGACTCAGGAGATAACTGTTTGTAGTCTCTTGATTTAATTAACCTAGAAAGCTTTTGTCTTAATGTTTGTCCGCCTATCTTAGTGCTTTTTAATAACTCTTGCCATCTATCATAAGCAGATTGACCAGCGTCGCTTTTATAAGCTAACATATCAATTTGACCGCCTAAGTTTGGAGGAGGTAATCTAAAAGCATGATTCAAACTCGCCATCTCCTGTAGTACTGGATCATCCTTTTTAGTAGAAAACGCTATTGGGTTAAAGAACTGTAACGGAGAATCAAACATAGCTTCCATCATTATCTCCTCACCTAACACATTTCTTTTGGAGTCTAAACCGTTCCTATCGCCTAACTTCTTTTTAACGGAGTCCATTACACTCCTTGATTCCTTCATAGCTTGTGTATCACTGTCTGCCATTTGAGATATTAAATTAGGAACAAAAGAAGAGACGAAGTTTCTACCAAACCTAGGAACAAAACGGTCAGGATCAGATAACGCATCCGTAAATGTTTGGATACCAGCTAAGTAAGATTTATTAGTTACATTTCTTGTTAAAGCTAGTAGGAAAGCTTGAGTGGCGTGTTCTAATTCACTTTCATTAAAATCTTTAGATTCTGTAACCCCTGTCTCTACTATGTCAGCTATGATGCCTAGAGGTGTAGCGATAGGGTCTAATCTTTGATAACTGAAATATTCATCACCAATCTTAATGCTATACGGTTGCCACCCAGCTGCTTGTAATGCTTTCTTTTGACGCTCATCGCTTGGCCCTCCTCCTGTAATTGAACCGTTTCCGTTTTGAACGGCTTCCATTAATGTATAACCTACTAAAGCTGCGGTTACTAATTTACCACGAGCTTGGGCTTTAATTATAGGGTCTGGATTACCTAGTTCTATTTTAAAACGTTCCCAAGATTCTTTTGTTAATGGGATGTTTAAAGGAGTTCTTTCTAAGGCAAATGTCAATATATTAGTAGGAGTCCGAACGAAAGGTAATATTAAACGAGCTGCCGGTATGTTATTAGTTATGTTTTGTAAGCCTTTACCTAGACCCGGTTCCAGTTCTTTAGTGAATGTTAAATACCTAGCTTCGTCTTGTGCATATTGTATTAATGCAGATTTAGTATCATCGAAGTTCTTTTGTACATAATCTAACACAAATTTATTACGATCCTTTCCTACTTTTATTTTTAACGTGGTAAGTCTTTTTGAATCCGCTTCGGTGAGATCAGTTCTTCTTTTCTTGTTTTCTAAAGCATCTAATTCGTCTATAGCGGGTTTAAACTCAGATTTACTTTTAAATATTTCATAAGCTTCTCTAGCTAAACCTTCCTCGGAACCCATACGTCCGCCTTCGGTAATAACACCTTCTAACGTTTTATTAATGTGATCCGCTAATGCTTGAGGTTCTCTGATTCCTTGTTGTAAACCAGACATAGCTGCTTTTAAGCGAGCTGCTCTACGATAAGCTAACTGTTTAAAGAACTCATCAGTAGTCATTAATAACCTACTTGGAATCCTGATAATATTATTAGCAAACCAATCAATTCCTTTTTCCGTTTGTTCAGATAAAGCTTTACCAGGCATGGCTTCCGATACTCGTTGACCGCTGATAGCTACTTCAGGTCTATCACTAAAAGCACGAGCGTTTGGATCAAGTACGTTGTCCGATTGCTTGAAAGCTTTCTTAGCAAAACTAGCGGCTTCAGAATACATCTTACCATCAGCCCAAGCAGCGAACACAGCTTTGACGACATCCATATTTCCACTAGCTACACCTCCTAATACAGTTTCAATTGATGTCATAACTTGAGTAATACTATTACCCATCGCATTGACTACTTGTGTTTTAGGTCCGCTAAGAATAGAATTCATCCAGTATTCAATAGGCATATCAAGCATTGACTTACCTTGTGCTTTCTTGGCTGTCTTAAATAATCTTTCTAGGGAACCTACTGGATCAGTTGGGTCTATGTGTTCGTTGATAAGATCAACCATCTTTTTAGGGTCCATACCCGAAGCATTCGCAAACTCTTTACGTAACCCGTCTATTTTAAAATCAGCCTCACTTAAACCTATTTTTCTAGGAGTAAATCCTTCACGTCTTGATCCTAATAACAAACTTCCTTGCCTACCTAACTTCCTATAAACATCAGCAATACTAAGTAGTTGTTGAAAGTTATTCTTAATATCGGCAATAGCTACATCTCCTCCTCCAGCTTTCTCAAATGATTTTACTGCATCCGCTAAGTTATTAACAACAGCTACACCTTGATCTCTAATACTTTGTTGTACGATACGTGCTTCAGCTATTTTAGTAGCAGCATCTTTACCTTCTTGTAGCATCAGAGACTTTTCGATCTCAGCGTCGAGTTCCAACACAGCACCCTCTACAGTTATCTTGTCAGGGTTTTCTTTATAGTAACTCTCAAGTAAATCCTTCAGTACGATAACATCATCACTTGTTTCTAAAGCAAACCGTGGAAGTCTAGGTGTACCGCCTTTCATTAACTCATCAGCGTACCCACGGAACTTCTCAGGAACAGCTTGTAATACTTCGTCTGCACCTTTCTTAAAGTCCGGAAGATCAGCAAACAATCTACCCCTCATATCTAAAGGTGCTTCTGCTCTCTTAGTTATATTACGCTGTTTAAGGAAATCATTAAATATTTTCTTCCTTTGGTCTATACCTAACTTAGATTTTAAAGAAGCAAACATATCCTTGAACATGATCGCTACTTCTTGTGCTATTCTTTTAAGTGTGCCTGAAGGAGCTAAATCTTTCTCGTCTAACTTCTTTAAGAAAGCATCGGTCATCTCCTCTGCAAAGTATTCGTCTACATCTTTAAACCTGTAGTTCTCGTTTGTGTGCTTACCCTTCAGGAATCTTTCTAGTTCTTTTGGTATTGTTCTCTTCAGTAGCGTGGAAGGGTCAACAGTGTCATCTAAATCAACACCAAAGCTTCTAATGTAGTCTCTTCTGGCTTTATCAAATTGTTTAGTTAAAGCACTAACATCTGTCTTAGGAAGGTAACGACTAAGTCCGTGCCATAACTCGTGGATCATAGTACGTTTAATACCACCCTCATTTATAACAGATTGTCGTATTTGTAGTAGGTTGTTACCAAAGTTATAACGACCCGCAGATGGTATTTTGTTAGTGACGGATAACGATACATCACCAAACAAACGTTTACCCATCACATCAATGAACTTCTCAACATCAGCAACGTCTTGCGGGTCTGCTCCCTTTATAGGGAACTTCTTCATTAACCTACTTTTTAAAGTGTCAGCACCTTTAGGAATAATATCCATCATCCCTTCTTCTTCGTAGGTCTTAAACGGCCTAGGTGTTCTTTCTACAGTAGCATCAAAGTCTTCTAAAGTTTCGTCTAGTTCTTCTACTCTTTCCTGTAGTTCTCTTTCTTCTGCTGCTCTAACCCTATCCTTTACGTCAGCAGTCCTCACATCACCTAACACACGAAGATCAGCTTCTTTACCTTCTATACGTTTTTCAAGCATAGAGATTCTAGTCTCATCAATACCAGTAGCTTTACCTTCTTCTTTCTTCTTTAACAATTCATCAAGCTGAGTTTTATCTTGGTCTAGTTCTTTTTGGACTAGGGATATATCTTCCTTGAACTCAGGCATATCAGCAAAAGCCTTACCACCTTCTAACGCTTCGTCTACAGCTTGTGCTTGTCCGACTGCATCTGCTCCGCCATCCTTAGCTTTGCGTCCGTTCTTAATAGCTTTGAGCGACTTGATAAATACACCAGCTACAGCTTCAAGACCGAGACCTTCCAACACATTCTTCATGCGTCCCTCTAGTTCGCCTTCGTCTCCATCATACGCCAAGAACTCAGTAACTGGATTCTGTAACTCAGGTACTTGCTGGATAAGATTAGACAGTCTAGCTTCTTGTCCGTTAAAGAAAGTAAAGTCAGTAGCAGCCCCAGCAACAACAGCTTTAGTAGCGGTACCAGCTTTAGCTAATGCACCTGCTCTACCCACAAGACCAAACAACGGAACGAATCCTGTAGCAAATTGTGTTATACCTTCTACAGCACCTCCGGCCATAGTCTTAGAAGTACCAAGGAAACGTGTATCGTAGTCCGGCAGTACATCAAAAGCTAAGTAATCGGCTAAGTTATAAGCACCTTGTACCGCACCCTCTACACCACGAAACGGGGCAGCAAGTACATCACCCGCTACATCTAAAAAGTCGTCCTCTTCTTCTAATACTTTATCTTCTGGTAATGCCATAGTAATTTTAATTCGTAAGTCCTAAGCGTTTAGAAAATTCTAATTGATCTTTAACAAATTGTAATACATCTTCAACGCCTATTAAGCGAGCTTTCCTTTTTACAGCTTCGGGCATATCTTCGTTACTTGTTATATCTTTAGCTGCTTCTATTTCGTCAACAGTAAGTATTCTAGTAATCTTAGCCCTACCAGCTAATTCAAAAGGATCGAAGATAACAACTGTATCCTGTTGAGCAGCTCTGCCGTACTCTAATGTTTCTATGTTTGTGAAAGTTTCCAAGAAGCCATTAATGTTCATCCACTGCTGCTCTTTAACTTCTATCTCTTCTGCTGTATATCTTACTCCGGGCGTTCCGGGATTTTCCATAGCTACAGGGCCAACTAATGTGGAGGTAGGTTTCTTAGGTTTTACTTTCCAAGCTTTGGGTTGTAGTTGTTTAGCCAATATAGCGGAATCTCTAACTCCGTACGACATAACAAAACTCATAGCTTTTTGCTTCTCTTCCGCGGGTGCTTGTTTGTTGGTTAGTACTTTTAAATTCTCAGAAGTTACTTGATAATCGTCTTCAGTTACAGTCGAAATTTTTTCAAATAATTTATCTAGCAAACCTTTATCAGTTGCTGTTGTGTGCTTATTCGTAGCTTCGTCTAAAAATGAATCTGCTCGGTCTTTGTTCGTAACTTCTACTTCTACTTTACCAGCTCTTGTAATTATATCTTGTTGGAATTTATCAAATATTCTTTTGTCTTCATCTCTTGCAAACTGTAGTAACTGGCTTTGTTGTTCATCAACTTCCATCCCGGATTGAATTAAGTCTAATGCTTTATTCTGTATAGACCTTTGAAATTCTATGTTTGAGTTTATTTGTAAATCAACAGTTTGCGGATCGTTTGTTAACTGTGAATAGTTATTTTGAACAAACCCTGAAACACGATCTCGCATAAAAGCTTCTTGTATAAAACGAAGACCCGTAGTATCTCGTAACAATTCTTGCTGTTGGCGACCTAATGGGTCCACATCGCTACGAACAAATGTGTTTATATTTTTAGTAAACAGTCCTAATGTTTCGTTATCCATCCCAGACTTAGGATCATAACTTGCTATGTTCTCAGCATCTAACTGTAACTGTGTTAAGCTGTTATATTCTTTGCCGTTAAACGTGCCAGTCCTCTTTGCTTGTATAGCGTTGTGTGCTTGTGTGTATTCGTTGTATAAACCTGTAGCTAAATCATTACGTCTTTTATCTTCTGCTTGTTCTGATGCTGCTGCTGATCTATCTATTAATGTACTTAATTCGCTTTGATCTACGATAGAAAGTTTGGCGTTACCTATATTTAAGTTAGCACTTGCCCACTCAAGGAACGCATCTGCTTTTACTTCTCCACCGTCCCTAGCTAATGATTGTAACGTCCTAGCTAAAAATGCTTTCTGCTCTTCAGCATTAAACGCTCCTAAGTTACTCCACTGTTCTTGAACTTGATCGGTAAAATCTTCATTGAATAAAGACATAGATTCCCCGTCATAGGAGTTATTTACTAAATGGTAAACCGTATCTAATACAGGCCCTACCGTAGCAGCTTTAGCTACTCTACTCTTCTGTGCGTCGTACTGTCTTGCTAGTGGTAATATCTGTGGATTAATAGCTTGCTGTAAACCTTCTTGAGCGAATACCGAACCCGACAATCCTTCGTTCTCTCCTACAAAGTTTTGTTGTACTAAGTTTATAACTTCACGAGTGCTTAGGTCTTCGTCTCCAGCTTCTGGATTCTCCAACCTGTTATAAACTTGCTCCATCATCAGCTTACTAGACGCTTGTCCGACCGCCCTAAGTTTCCTCTTCTGATTCAACGGAGAAGTCAACCATCCCATAGCTCCACGACGTACTTGCTTGTCTAGCTCTCCTTCCGTCTTCTTGAGCAGAGCCTGTACTTCTTCAGGACTTTTACGACTTAGCTCATCCTCAAATATTTCCGCCTCTTGTTTAGCAGCTAATCCGTACTGTTGTAATACATCTTGACCTGCCTTTAAAGTGTCAGCTAAATCTAATAACTTACTACGAGGTGCTTGCACAGGAGCCGCCCTGACTTGAGCAACAGCGTACTGACCGGCTCGTTGAATGGTTGGCTGAATACCAGGAACAACGTCCCCTAAGCCTTGTACTTGTACTCGTTCTTTAGCCATAATTAAGTTTCTAGTGATTTACCTGTTGCGTACCCACTAAGGCCGCCACTAGCCACACTCAATACATCAGAGATACCTAAACCTCTAGGACGTATTGGGTCTGATATAGGTTGATTGATTCCCATCAGACGTTGTTGAGAAGCTAGAGCTACTTGTTCTAAGTTTAATCCTGTCGCTATATTTCTTTCAGTTTGTTGCCTTCTGAGGCTCGACCTGTACGCTCCTTCTAGTCTCCTGAAGTCATCTAAATAAGCTATAACGCTTTGTCCCGTCACACCTGCTTCACCTGCTGCTGTAACTCCTTTTTGAAAGTCAGCTTTAGACTTAAGGGCTATTTGATTCAACTCTTCGTTTACAGCTTGCTCCTCTTGTCGTTGACGCATAACAATTGATGTTGCTTCTTGCCCCGCCCGCTGTTGTTCCGCCTCTGATGCTTGTGCTTGCAGTTGGCGTTGCATCTCATTCTGTTGAAGCTGTGCTTGATACTGCATACGGGCTTGCTGACGCTGGCCGATAGCCGACGCACCTGCTGATAACGCTCCTATCCCTGCGGATACTGCTGCTAATGGTACACACATATATACTTACTTCCTTTCTAATATAAATGACATATAGCCGTCCAAGTGACAATCGTTAAACTCAGCACCTAACCACTTCAACCACCTATAGCTCAACGTGTTACTCTTCATAACAAAGTT